GCCAGACGCTGATATTCACGCGGTTCGGTCTTGAACTGATAATCCGCTGGGAACTTGGCCACCGGTGCGATTGATTGTCTGCTGACCGAGTCTCTTGCCGTCTCAAATGCGGAAATCTCCCAACAGTCGCGGCCAAACGCTTCCAACATATATGCGGCGTTAGCCCGGAGTGCAGGAGCCGTCCATACACGGCGTCTAGCATCCCAGCGCCGGTTAGGGATCGCACGGATCTTGTCGATCAAGTAAGGAGGCGACTCAATAATGAATCTGCCTGACTTGGCGTCGAACGTGATTTTAATACTCTGGTGTGAAGTCTGGAGCATCTACTTTATCCTCTAAGTCACTGCTGATGGGCGCGTACCATACATTCATCGGGTGATTCTGGCCCGGGATTCTCATCTTGGTGTGATTGGCACCACATTCGCGCCGCAGCGTGGTCCAGAGATCCATACCCTGTTGAAGTTCGGCCTTGTTACGTTTCAAGAATTCAGAGAATGCGATCCCCTTGAACACGATACACCGCACCCCATCCACCTCCTGCACCACCGGGATATTGCGGGTCAACGCTCGCCTGTCTTGCGGGTCTCGACCATCCGACGACAAATCGGCTTTCTGCACGAATTCGGAGAACTTTTGCGCGATGACACCCGATGCTGATGCCTCCTTTGGTACTTCGACCACCCGAAGATTCGGTATTAATGGGTCGAGAATCCGCTTTCTCCACGCGTCTTGCGTAATCTTCGGAATATTGATCTTAAGCTGCTCAAATATGAGAGTTCCCATAGTATTTGGGTCACGCAGCACGACAGTAGGAATATTTGCGATAAGCTTACCGTTAACATGGAGACCCCAGCGAGGAGGATCGGACTGGTACTCAATAAGATCGCTGAACTGAGGAAGAGAATCGTATGCTTCGAGCGCCTTGGCTTCATCAGATGTTATCCCATATTCACGAGTGACGCACACCTTGCGATCGCAGAGCGATTTGCATGGCTCCTCGCCACATTTGTATTGGTAGTCACGCCGAGACGCGGACCTAATCACCTTGCGAGCTTCCTGATTACCAAGAGGCCGGTCGAACATCGTCTTGTTTAACGCCATCGCGTCATCGAAGAATGTTTCCGGGTGTGCACGCTTGAGGTAGATCACCACGTTGTACATGGCTTCATTACGAGCACCAGACTCGACCCCGGTGTGGATCATCTTTTGGATGCAGGGCGGTGCCTCCAGATGCTCCTTGCCTGCCATATCGGTCAGCTGCTCGGCAGAAATACGTTTGGACTGCGCATACTGGATGAACAGCTCGAACGACAGCTTATTACCACCCGCGTCGAGTGCATACCGGTTGGTCGCGTCGCCCCCAAAATAGCAGAGATTCAGCCAGTTGCCGAGCGACTTCTCGCCGGATTTGGTGACCACTGAGTCCTGCTTCGGGAACACCTCGACCTTATGCGGAATCTGTAGCATATCCCGCCATGAAGACAGCATTCGAATGACGGTTTTGGCAGGTAGCCACTCCGACCCGAACAGGTAGCAGTGTGCACCCCCGGACTTGGACCGGCAAACTACCAATGGGAGCCGGTGTCGCTCGATCTTTTCGACCAGTCCGGCCAGATCCACGTCTTTCGACCGGTCATCGTGGTTATCCACGTCCAAGGCGCCGAACATCACCGTGCCGCCATCCGAGATCGGGACAATCCCCAGCCCGGTACCACCATTCACATGACTTTCGTAATGCTCGAACGCCACCTCACCCTTTTCGGTTACCGCCCGATCGGTTTTGGCGTCGTACTGCCCGTAGGACCGGAGATTACCGACGAACAGGTCTGCGAAATCTTTGATTAGGCCACTCATTATACCCTCTAATATGCTCTATAATCAGGATTATAACACAGTGTCCGGTGATTGACTAGACCCCCGATTTGTGGTACACTATATCCAGTTGGTTTTCCGTGCAATGCGGAATTGTTATTTTCAAATCGACAACGTTTGTATCCGGTGTTCCATCTCAATGGAACATATCATGGAACGGCGAAGAATCAAGACGGACGCGGCCTCTGGGCCAGTTGTATCCGCTGTTCCACACACGCGACCCCCTATGCCTGTCGCAAGCCGTTGACAGAGAATGTCCAGACGGCTGGAACGGTATATACAACGGATACAAACTTCTCGGGAGTGCTCTTACATACGTGCGCGTCTTCGCTCTCCGCGTAAGTGGACACTAACTCGGCTGTTCCATGAGCCGTTCCATCAGACCCCCAGTGATGGAACAGACTATACCGAGTGTCCGGACGAGATGGTAGCCCTCATAAAAAGATACCCCCGGGACCGCACGGGCGGTACCTCGGAGGCCGAAGAGAGAGATGGTGGCTACTAATATAGCGATTACTGCATCGGAGGCAAGGAGAAGCCTCCCGTCGCGCCTCGGGCCTTTTGCAGATTGGACTGATAACGTTGCTCGGTCTGTTTCAGATCCCTCAAGATAGTTGCCGGGATGCTAATAACCGGGTTTTCTAGGCTTGGCTGGGGTCGATTCCGATAATAATCCATGGTGGCGGCAGCTGCGGGACCTGCAATCGACATCGGTATTCCGACTTCAGCGGCGGGAGTCATAGATAGACCTGATCCTAGCGCACCGACACCCATGGCGATCGCACCCGGGATATCCCCGCTGCGGTAGCGTTCGGCAGCCTCAGCGCCTTGGGCACCCATGCTGGCACCACCTAGAGTGCGTGAAATCATCGGGTTTTTAGCCATCACATCCGCTGCACGACGGAGCATTGATGGTGATTCTACTGGGACCGGTGGCACTGGGACAGTCCTTGCACTCCGGGGGCCGGAACCCACTTGCTCGGGCAGCAGGAGATCGGCGCGTTCAGGCACCATGCGATACCCGGGACCGATTTTGGCTTCAGCTTCACGCACTTGGCGGGCGACATCCCAGGACCCGCCCGGACCCTTCGACATATTGGCCGCTCTCGCAGCATCAAAATCGGTGAGGCCGAATTTCTTCGCGTAATTAAACGTACCTTGTCCGCCCGCCGGAGTCCGACTAGCAGGTCCTTGCGGAGGAGGCATACCGCCCGCCGCTGGAGGAGCACCCGGTGTACCCGGGGCTGTAGGGGCGGTTCCCAATCTTTCAAGAGCGGACAATGCGCCGGTTGCTGCAGGTCGAAATGCTTGGTATGTACCTATCGCCGCGCCAGTGGTTGCGCCCGGGATTGCACCCGCCGCCATAGTGGATGGCGAGAATCCGTAAGGCTTGGGCCCAGCGTCCTCAGTGGGTGTGCTTAATTCGGACGCTTGCCACGCTTCATCTGAACCAGTGGGTGTCATTTCACCCTGAGCGGGCGCGGCTTCTCCAGCACCTGCGGATTCTCCGACGCTGATCGGAGCCAGCACCCCACCCGACAGAGTGTTCACTGAATCCACATAAGATAACGTTTGGTCGCCGATGTCTGCGGGGTCGCCTGTCTTGAAGAACTTCGCGTCTGGTCCCATGTGATATGCAGCCACCAACCGAGTCGGGTCCATACCGACGCTTTTGTGGTCCATCAATACCTTGATGAACTTGATACCGCCCCGAATGTTATCTTTCAGATCCCGGGGGTCGACTTTCATGTCCTTGGCGGTACCGGGCATCAGTTGCATGACGCCCATCGCCCCGGCTTCGGAATCCTTGACATTCGGATTAAACCGGCTTTCGACGTAGGCCATCGGCAGCACTAAGTCCGGGTTCACGCCTTGGGCTTCAGCTTCCTTGATGATCATCTCGGCGACCCGTAGTTGGTCGTCGGTCAGCTTTGAGACATCGAACTTCATGGTTTATCTCCCCGGCGCTTGCGGATCTCATCCATTATGGCATTTTTATTCGATACCGTAGACTCACCACCGCGTTTCCGGAATGGTATACCTAGATTCTTCGACAACCACTGTTCGAACCCGTTGACCAGCCGAGTATATTCAGGTGTTGAATAGTAATCATTAAGCGTTTTATTATCACCCTGCGATTTATTCCATTTTCTGAACGATTCTGCCACGTCCATGTCGAAGTCGAATGCCCGACCGGCGAGCTTCATCTTCTTCTGAAGGGCTTGGGGCGTGTCATACCGGTTGCCGATGATGTCTTTGATCGGCTGGCCTTCGAGGTTAGACACTGAACCCATACCAGATCCGGCATAGATCTGTTTTCGCATGCCGAGTTCGAGGCGAGCAAGGTTACTAGCCAGCACCGACAAGTCCGTGAAGTCCGAGATTTTAAAATCAGGATCCACTTTCTGAAGTGCTGATTCAAGATCGGTTCTCTTGATATCCACCTGCACACCGGGGGCACCGGATGCGGAGTGGGCTTGTAAAGAATCTTGAATCACCTGCCACATTGCATTGCCGACACCGGGCTTGTTAAGATAACCCGCGATTTTCGGATTTCTTTGCAGGATCGCCAAGTTCTCAGCCGCCGCAGCTCTAGACAGGCGTAGATTGTCCGCGTTGTCTAGGAATTTAGAAGTGCGGTCCGCTTGGTCTTTAGCCAGAGTGGTGGCTACTTCCTTCTCGCGGGCAGCAGATACTTCTCTTTGCGAAGTCGTTTTCGGCAGTCCGGTGATATCACTGGGTGCTTCACCTGCTGGAGGTTCGACGACCGGGCGAGGTCCAACGCCCTTGCCATACTTGTCGATAACCTCATATACGGTCTTAGTGTCTTTATTATTTCGGGCGTCACGGATGGTCATGACGTCTTCCATCGACATCATGAGGTCACCCCCCAACTCCGGCACGTATTCCTTGCGCATTTCGGCACCGGGGATTGGTTTTACTTTCCCAGTCGCCTTGTCCAGCACATACCCCTGACCGGCTGCGAATTGGTCCTGCTCGACCCTGCGTTGGTCAAGTTGAAGCTTGAATTCCGTCTCCAGCGCGTCGCCGTAATCTTTATCGACCATCTTCATGCGGGAGATTACGCGCGGTGTGAGTGGCTTCCCTTGTAAAGGACCCGACATTTGAGACACGACTGGTGCAGCTGGCAATTCGCCCTCCAGCGACGCGCCTTCGGGTGCACCCGGTGCAGTCATCCCCGGAGCCATCTCGGTATGCAGGTCGGCGAGCGCTTGACGCTTAAGTGCTTGACCAGCACCCATTTGTGCCAGCTGCATTTCTAGTAATGCATTTTCGCGAAGATCCTTCTCTTCGGCCAGTTGTGCGCCAGCATAGGCTTTTGCACCACGTCCCAACGCTTCGCCGAACGAACCAGTACGACCGGGGTCGAGCATTTCACCGGCTAGTGCCAGATATGGCATGCTGATTCTATTGGTACTCCGCTGCTCCAGAAGATTCATGAGTTTGTCTTCGGCCTCTTGGGCTCTCGCGAACTTTTGGGCGTAAATTGACCCCTCGCCACCCAAGACTTCGGGTGCCACGAGATTCGCAGATTTAAGTGCTGATGCCATAATTCGCCGCCTAATTAGTAATATCCGCTGCCACTATTCGGGAGGTTCGAACCGCCGGTCTGAGAGTTGTAATAAGTGGGCGGGGTGATATTGATGTAGTCGTTGAAATTATAAGCACCCGAACTCGACGGGCTACCTGAAGTCGCACCCTTGAGTAGGTTACCCAAGAAGTCCGAGACGCCAGATGCGGCGCTCTTACCCGATCCCGACGACGCGAATAACGAACCCAGACCCACAATCGTCTGTAGTGGCGACGAGCTGTATGCACCCGGCATCGGACCGGTGTAGCGTTGTGACACGCTGGTGGGAATATTGTATCCACGCAGCAACGCTGCCGCATTAGTCGCCTGTTTAAGCGGAGCTTCGATAACCGCTTGCTCACGCGCTTGCTGCAAGGCACCTGCATCAAGCAGTCCACGTGCACCGGCGAGACCCAGCTCTTGCTCTTTGCCAGCCAGCGCCCCTTGGGTCTGGGCGACCGCATTTCGCAGTTGCTGTTCAGAAAGGGCGGCGGTTAACGCATCTGAATACCCGGCACGAAGCGTCTTGGCTTGCTCACCGAGTAAACCAGCTTGGATATCACCTAGAGTCTGACCGGTGACGTCCGCGAATCGTTTAGACCCGAAGCCACCGGTACCGCCAAATGCTGCTCGGAGACCCGGTAAGACATTTCGTTGCACGTTTTGGCTAGACAGTCTAGCCATTTCGTCCACCACCGACTGGGTGTATGGATTCATGAACGACTGAATCTGGCCCGGAGTGATGCCATCGGCAGCAGTCGCGGCGGTCTGCTCGGCGGCAGTCAGCTGCGGTCTGTAAGCCGTCGCGGCACCCGGTAAAGCCCCAAACCCCTGTTGTTGCAAGTTCGAGAACCCGGCCACCATCTTGGACGGGTCCATACCCGTTGCAGCGGTTCCCGCTTGCGCGAGATTACTGAGATAGTTTGTGTAATAATCAGGTGCTTGGGTGACCTGAGAGGTAGTAGTCGTTACGTCGGGTAGCGGCGACCCCTGAGTAAGTGCCATTATTTCGCCTCTTTGAAGTATGCCAATGGCGATTTCGCCTTAGGCGGTATTTTATCATTCGGAGCACCCCTCTTGTGTGTCCGAATAGCTTCGCGCATTTTGTCGAGCCTCTTGGCCCCCTCTTTGTTCGACCCGTCTCCGAGTGCGGCGACGATGTCCGCGTCAAAGACATATTCACCATCAGCCAAACGGGCGTCGATCAGGTCATCTTGCCCGCCACCGGCACCCTGCACATAGTGTGACCCTTTATGCGGAACCTTCGAATGGCCGCCTGCCGCCGCGAACAATGCCGCGAATGAATCGATCGGACCGCCGCGTGCAAAATGGGCTAGACCCCCGCGAGCCAACTGCTGGATCTGGGATGTAGGCGTCTGATAAAAGGGGCTTTGAGTAAACGTCTGCAGGGGATTCGGGTTCCCGTAACTATAAAACGAATTCGGAGTGGTGGGAGCCGATTGCGCCAATGGATCCGGGGTCATACTGGCCGACGGGATGTTCTGCATCGAGTAGGCGAAAGGATCTTGCGCCATGTTTGCGGTTGGTGCAGCAAAGGTGTCAGTAAATGGTGAGTACATGCTGGGTTCCTCCGGGGTTTCTTCCGGGCTGATAATTTCTTCGGTAGTTTTTACTGGATCAAAGATCGACTGGTATCCCGTGGTGGGCGCGAGACCAGCTTTAAGGAAACGCTCTTTAAGACCCGGCATTGTCCAACCACTCGGGGCGGATTCTTCACCCGCAATCAGCAGGCCTGAAGGATCAGATTCACCATAACCGCCACCGCCAGATATGATATTGGTTGGCGCTTCGCCCATCAACTGTTGCGCACGACGATAGCGGTATTGGGCTTCTTGTTGACCCTCTACTGTCACCTCTTCGAGACGGCCCACCTTCTCTTTTTCAGCGGCTTCAGCTTCAGCCGCTTGTGCGGTCGCATTGTCTACTTTTACCTTCGCTTTAGCAATGGCGTCAGCGTTGCCCGATGCTTGCGCGGCTGCAAGTTCAGTCTGCGCGGTGGTAAGACCTGATCTAGCTTGTCCAGATGCCAGACGGGATCTCACGGCATCATTAAGTGCCGCGTTATATATATTTCGTTGCGAGAATGGTGTCCCGCTAGGCACACTGTCCTTAGCATCAAAGACAGGTCTACTCCTTGAGGCCTCTACCAGCACCGGAGACATAGTAGAACCCGATGGTAAGTCGGTAGTGACACCCCCGGACACCGTGTACGTGACTGGGTTATTTTTATCTAGTGGGTCATATGCTGCAGTATACTCATATTCTTTACCATCTTGAGTAACACCCGATATTGTTCGCTTATAAGAGTAATTCCCATCTTCCTCTAATACTGGGATGATATCACCCGCGACTTCGCCCGGTCTAGCCGCTAAACCCTCTAGATTTTGAACATCCTTTGGTATCTTGTAGAAGCTAGAAGGCAATACTGTGCCAGATGCGTCAGCCACCGAACTCTGTAAGAAGTCGAGTTTGGCCTGATATTGTTCATCAGGCGACATTGCTTCCCACTTCTTCTGCGAGACATAATCACTCGCTGTGGTGTTATAGTCGTCAGTCTTGAACAGTGATGCTAATTCCTTCGCGGTCGCATCACGCCCTAACTCATCCTTAAACGTGGTTTTGATGTCATTGACGTCTTCGTAATACTTCTTGACGACGTTTAAGTTCTCATTTTCCGCGTCCGCGAATAATTTTGTGGTGGCATCGAGATCACTCTGCGCTTTCGCATATTGATCGTAATACGTTTGGTATTGATTCGCGGTCGTATCGAATTTGGTCCTTAAAGAAGCTAGATTTGTTTCTGATGCTTTTAAGGGTTCGATAAGCTTATTCGCTTCAGCCGCCAACGCGTTCACTTTTTCCGCTTGAGTGTTGAGTGTCGCGACACTGGCACCAGACTTCTCTAAGCGTTTGTATTCATCAAACGACGCATTATACTCATCTACTTTAGCTTGTGCAGTCGTTACACTGTCGGTGTGCTTCTTATAATAATTATTGTATTCGTCAGCCAACGCCTGTTGTTGTTGCATATTTGCATTAACGGTGTCTGCGGCGGTCTTGGTCTTAGTCCACGAATCTTTTAACTGCTTTGAATAATCTCGGAATTCATTACCCATGCGCTCGCCAGCTACACTCAATAATTCGCTTACAGCGGCTTCGCTCGGATTTTGACCCAATGCTCCTGCGGCGATCGCGGTATTCACCGCACGCTGCGCAGGTTCAGGTATTTTTGAAAATTCAGTAGATTTACCGGTAATCGCAGTGACACCTTGCATCGCACCAGCGGTCAGACCAGCGGTGAGACCACCCTTGATTAGGGCGTCAACGGGATCACCACCATATGCGACTGCAGTGAGAGAGGCTGAAGTACCGCCTTGCGCGATGGCTCCGGCCACATTCCCCATGATTTTTGCAAGTTCTGGGAACTTCGGAGCTGCTGCTGCGGTGACGGAGCTGGCTACTTTACCACCTATCACCCCGCCCGCATAAGTGGTCACTCCTCCGACCACCGCAGATTTTAATACGTCTCCCGCGTCACCACCTTGGAGGGCGGTGACACCCCCTGAAATTAGACCTGCACCAACCGCAGTCGCCGCGAGAGTGGATGCCCCAGTGACACCGACCAGTGTTAATGCACCAGCACCTAATGCTGCTGCGCCACCCGATGCTACCGCTGCAAATACGATTACTGGCATTTACATCTCCAAGACGTAAGCGGTCATTGGCTCACCTTCAACATCGATATCAAACGTCTTCCATGGTAACCCGGTCATTTTCGCGATGCGCTTGAATTGTGGGTCACTCGCATAAGAATAAGCGATTTTGGTGCCTATGCTCTTTAGGTAATTGGTCAGTTCGACGTAACGTTTGACTAAGTTCCGAGGGTTAAGCTCTAATCCCATCGTGTGGAACTCGATGACTCCTTCACCACGCACCAACACCAAAAAGATGACCGTCCCGAATTGCACCAATTTCGCACCCGGTTCTTGGACCATCGCGGCAATGTTACCTATTGATGCCTGTATTTCCTCCTCCGACTGCCCCTCGGATTCGAAGTAGTCATGCATTATCTGCATGGCCTCGGCGACTTTTGGATTCTCTTCCGGACTCATTGGGTGCTCACGTTAGCGTTTACTGCACCGATCAACTGCTGCGCCCATTCCTTCCAATCATCGAAGGTGTAAGGGTTAGGTGCCGCCTCATTGGTGAATATGTCGATAGCCAACAATCCCGCCGCCCAGTCCTGCCATTTCATTCCCGGCATAGGTATTACTATATTCTGTGCACCATACTGTTCACAGATAAGCGCTGCCCATTCGTCGAACTGCATGTAGCGAGGATCATAGGGGATATAATTCGACATTAGTAACCTCTGACGTCGCCAATATCCGCGTTAAGCAGCAGCTTACCTAATTGGTAGTTACCACCTTGAACATTCGACACGAACCGTAGCCGCAATTCTCGACGCTGTTCACGCATATCTATCTTGTGTGTAGTCTGATCGAAAATATATGGGCCTGTGGTGTCATCATCAGCCTGCGCATACGGGCGACCGGTGACATACAGCTCCATCTCACCAGACATAATAAAATCAGGCTCGATGCGTTCGAGTCTCAACCATACATTCTCGCCAATCGGAGACGGTTGTGATGGTCCACCGGATACTAAACCTAGGTCGTTGGTCTCGAACGAAGATTCGATAGCCAGCACTGACGAACCCGTGATTTTATCCACTCCGAGTTCATGCTGCCACACCGTCACATGACCGGTGATCAAGGTCACGTTGAACGAGAAGTTCGAACCACCCGGAATCACTACCGTGCACGAATCACCCTGCTCATATCCTGAACCACCGAGTTCAATCGAAATTGCCGTCACTACATTCCCGGCTACGGTCGCAGCGATAGTCGCACCCGAACCACTCCCGCCTACGACCGCGAGGCCAGTATACGACCCGTTGGTGTACCCGGTGCCTGCGTTGTTAATGCTGATCGCGTCCATGACGCCATCTTCATTAGGTACTGAATCGGCGTTCACCGGGTAGTGAAACACCTGTGAAAAATAGCCAGCTGATCGTCTAGCACCGATCGCTTGACCAGCATCATACCAAGTGTTTTCGCGAATGTTGTACACGATGGCGTCGTTGCACTCGGTGGAGTCACCCCGTGGGTAATACCACCATATCTCGCCGAAGCGGGGAACCTTCGATACGAACACCTTTTGACGCTGAGCGAAGTTCAGATTGTCAAAAAAGTAGTTCTGGTTCATGTTGTTCGGGATCTCTTTGACCACACCGTTATACAACAGAAAACGGTCGATCCCACACCAGTAATAGACACCGTCATACTCGATCACTGATTGCGAGGACATGATCGAGGATTGCGTAGAAATGATATCGTAGCGCCAATATTGGGGTGGTGTACCCGCACCGCCGATAAATGACACTCGAATAAGCGAATCCAGCGACCAGAAGAGTCCCGACGGCGCATTTGAGCCACCACGGACGGCCAGACCCTGGACTATTTTTCCGGTGGCCACGTTCACTTCGTTCGCATCGGCAGACACCCAATCATTAAAATTACCAGCCGAGCAATTTTTGATCAAGCCATTATTGCCGTACACGAACACATATGGGTGCAGCACCACCACACCGCCGGACACTTGGACTTGGTTGTCAAACGTCAGAGTGACGGTACCGCTGGCAGTCGCGTTGTTCGATAGTGTCACGTTGGTGGTGGACACAGATACTACGAATGTGTTCGCGGGGATGCCTGTACCAGTTACCTTCTGGCCAGCGCCGATTTGGAAATTGGTAGCGGCTAAGACTACGACAGGGTTCCCGTTAGTCGTTGTAGCGCTGTCAGTAAACACACCTATTGGTGAGGCTGTTGTACCGTTCACCAAGCCACCAAGGACCGACGTATTGGTGTCGTTGTCGATCAGTGTGAGGTTCTGGCCCGGGTGCGACAATAAATAGGTGTTACCTGATCCTGTGGTATCCGTGAAGATGTCGAACTGCCACATATTATTGGCGTTCGCCGTAAAACCAGTGAGCGTAAAATCGGTCAGACCTGCCCCGATACCCACATCATTCACCGGTAACTTCTGCAAGCCATTAGAATAGCCGGAAAAGATATTGGTGAATGCTTGCTGCGGGTTGACGTACATGCCCCGTGAAGGACCAGATAGGTTATTGACGATCTGGCGGTAACCGCCCATCTTCCTCGGACGCCCGCGCTGAAAACGACACCACACACCGTCGGTGTAATAGTTTTTATCAAATACAGTGCCATCACGTTGGATACCTGATAATGTATCCAGCGCGAATACTTTAGCGGTCATGTAAACACGCCTCCTTCGACACCGCCGCTGAACACCCCGGTACCGGTCACTGTGATACCCGCCGCGTCTACATCTAACACTTGGGTGCCAAGGATAGAAATGCCAAACTGCCCGAGTGCTGGTCGGTACACACCGGTTGAAGGTTCAGACCCGAAGGAGAGCGACGGGCTCGCGACGGTACCATCATTCAGCTGAATCGAGGTACCACCCGCTTGAATGGTGTTCGCATTCAAGAAGTTTACACCGTCACAAATGAGGGTCGCCTGTTGACCCGCAGGTATGATCGCGTTGGTCCCACCCGGGATGCCGGTGCTGATCGTGAGAGAATAACCGTTCGGTGTAACTTGGTTACTAATCACATACAGATTTGATGCACCGGGGAAAATCACCGTCACATTTCCGGTCAGACTGCCTACATACTCTTGAATCGTATTCCCGGCTTCAGAAGCCGTGAGCGTCACAGTACCGGTGGTCACTGGTTTTACCAACGTGTTAAACGCGAACGTAGTGTTTACGCCATAACCTACCGTGACGAATGCCGAACCGGTGCAAATAATGAACGCGGATTCATTGGGATTGAAAAATTTAGATACCGCACCATCAATCAGGTCCGATCCGCTGGTCAGCACCGTACCTAAGCCAGTACCGTTATTTTTAAAGATGGTGAACCAGTTATTACCAAGACCTGCCGCTGCAGGTAAAGTGAATGTTCCAGTACCACCACCCCACACTTTGGTTTGTGCACGGTCAGTACCGCCAAACGTATACCCGGAAGTCAAGACCGAAGTGGGGTGCGCTTGATTTAAGGTACTGGATGACGCCACCAACCCCAATCCGGCAAGTGTAGCCGCATCGGGCGACGATGTGCCGGTACCGAAAGCGATAATACCCCATACACCCGCTTCGGTCGAATTGTTGGTGATGTATATATACTGCGCGACACCAGCGGCGATCGATATAATCGTGGACCCGTCGGACTTCACCACAGTAAACGCGTTGCCACCCACATTTCGGATCAGAGCATCGGTACCTACCGACGTCTGACTGGCCGGTGGCATGTAAAGCTTTAATCCGGTGGTGGTCGCCGTAACCTCCATAATGCGGGCGGCGTAGTCATCCGTCGCGCTACCATTAATGGGCCAAGAGAGCACGACGTCGGTAGACATCGAGAATGACCGGAATGAGACATCGGTCGGCTGGATTACGTTTCCAGTAAACGGGGATGTATAGCTCATGAGTCTTGTGCGATAGCTTGACGATCGGCAATACGCATGACGTCCTCATTTTTGAGGGTAGCCACGTATTGGTTGTACATTTGCTGCCACAATGGAACACGAGGATCATTCTTTAAGAACGGCATCGCCTGAAGTAAGCATCCGTATAACAATGCTTGGGGCGCGTACTCGGTGAACCAGTTTACCTGATTAGACGAATCGAGCGGTTGAACACGCTCATAATACAGGACTTCAAATGTGTAATTACTGGCCGGTGTTGGTGCTACCAACCAATGAGTGTAATCATAATCGGCGTAGTATTTAGGAACGTCAGTGCTCGTCGCATCCGGCCAATACTCGCGCAGATATTCATACTTCCGAACCGTGACTGGTGACTTTTCGCCGTCCACAGTGACGTTCATGGACACGGTTTTTCGCCACCGGGCCGGTTTGGATATCACCGGATCACCAGTCACCATGGTAGATTCGTTAACAGTCAGATTCCCGAGAAACTTGATATCTGCCGCGAGCGCTTGCTCAGCCAGCATGATGAATGTCGGGATCTTCTCAATCGTCGCCGTATCCGTACGTTCAAGATAGGACTGGATATCCGCGACCAATGAATCATATGTCATTACCGCAGCCGCAGGCATGGTCGTCCTTTCATACGGTTGTGCGCCACCGAATTATACCATATCTTTCGCATTACGCCAATGCAAAATCATTTGTTCTTGAAGTACAGGCCGACCGCCAAAAGGCTCAACAGTCCGACCGTCACCGTCTGCACGACTGTCTTCCAAGCGACCGCTTTGGCAGACCTCCAAGAGTCAAGTAGGGATCTTAATTCCTTGACATCAGTTCCCGCCTCATCGTCGTGTAGGCCGATGTCGTATAGGGCCTGTTTTGCACCCAATCGGGCCGCTTCCGCGACCAGTTCCTGTATTTCGTCTTTGGAGAGGCTGTAAGTCGCTACAATTGGCGATTCCATGGTCTTTTTCCTCATTTTTTAACGGTTCCTGATGGCGTTGTATTGTTTGACGCATTGGTCGAGGGCGGCTTGGAGTCTGGCTGCGTCGGCAGCGTACCCTGCAAGAAATTCTCCATCTGACCTTGCCAGTTCCTTACCGGAGGCTCCAACGCAAGATCGGGCGGCACCGGGCACGGAACCATCTTGGGCGGGGCGCTCCGGACGGTCCCGCAGCTGATTAGCAAGGGCAGCAGACCGAGCATTAATATTTTTGATTTCCGCATCCTTCTCTCTCCTCAGGCGATCCGCTGCCTGTTGCATCTCTTGCTCACGACGGCGGGCCTCTTCTTGTCCTTTGGCATAAGCCGCGTACTGTTCAGCCTTTTCTCGGTCCCACGCCTGTTGCACTTCGGCTTTACCTGCCGAGTGTCCTTTGAAATACCCGCCCCCGGCAGCAGTACCTACCGCGAGCACGAAAGCGAGTATTAACCAAGGATTCATTTCGGCGGGATCTTGGTGCCGTCGAGCTTCTTATGAACCTTGACATCCCGGCAGACCTGTTTCTTGGTCTTGGGATCTTCGCGACACACCTTCTTGATTTCGCCACCCCCGAACGCGACGAGCGGCATCATTAAAACTGCGGCAAGAATAGTCTTCATCATTCGATCTCCGGGTGAGGGGGTTGAACGGGTGCGGGCTTGCCGCCATAACCGGTGATAACCGGCGAGGTTGTAGTTACTGGATCAATCGTCGGTTCCATACGGCGCACCGGAGTCTGGGCGGGTGCGGCAGCTTTAGGAGCAGGTGGAATAGGGGTATCCGACCGTTCTTTTTCGGTGCTTAGGTTAGGCGGCACGAATTGCGGCAGCGCATCCTTGCCTTTCACCGCCAAGAGTGTAGCAAGCGATCCGAGGATGTACTTGGACATATCCGACAGGATAAGGAAGAATTGTTTATCCGCAGGTGCCATCCCAGTCATCGGTTGAGTGACCCATACTACGCTGTAAAGCGAAATACCGACCATCATCACCACCGTGAAGCAAAAAGTCACCGCGATACAGAACTTAATTACCGCATCGTGTTGTTCCTGAGTTAGTGCAAGGAACTGGCTGATCAGTTTTAGCGGGTTCATTGGTCTCTACCTTCACTTCTTCCGGTTTCACTAATTGGTCTGGGCAGGTGCCGGTACTGCTACAATATGGTCTCTTGCACTCTTTCTTTTCCCAATTTTCGGGGTTTTGGCATGGGTACCTGTACTGGTCACATGCACTAAGCCAAGCGAGTGTCACTACTAAAAATACTAAGCGCCACTTCATAATGATGCTCCCTGTCTTCAAGTCCTATATACCCGCCGTTGATCGCCTTGGTTAAGCCTTTGAAATCATTCGCGTCCACGAAACGGTTCAATCTATTAGTCTCCCAGAACCAGCACGCGCTTTGTGCGGCACCTTCGAAAGTCCCGAGATAAGCCGGAACGTCCTGGATATTGATCTCTAGACTATCCGCAAATGCTTGGTAATTATTTCGCCCAGTGAGCTGAATGAGACCGCGACCGCAATAGCGATACCCATCACCGCTAGACTCGTCACCATTACCCATTCGATTGGCATATACTCGGTTTGCAATCTTTTCAGGCTTTCTTTCATAACTCGCTGCGATCTCATCAGTTTTAAAATAGTTAGGGAATACTCGACGGAGACCCGCCGCTCTATAATTTAAATTCTCGGTGAGGAACACGAACCCGCCCGACTCATGACCACACTGCGCGAGGAATGCGGCGATCCTTTTTGGTGTGTTGATGTCATACTCATCAAGCAGTGAACTGCCTCCGAATTCGTCTTGCGGTCCACACAGTGCGGCATACCACTGGTCCGCATATTTATTCTTCGGCAGGAACTTCTTAAACTGTGCCAGCGTGATCATTGTCCGTACATCCTCTCAATCTGTATCTCTTTGCGCAGTTCCCGCATCTTCCTCACCTCATGCACCGCCGCCTGTGTCGCGTAGTACATGTCGTAGTACATAAATGCCAAGATTGGCATGACGATAAAGAACATCAGCACCACGGTGAGTACTACGACAATCAGTGACCAAGGGACGTTCTCGTAATCATGCTTCTTGTCGTTAGCCACATTAGACCCACCGCCCATGCTATTACGAAGAGTACTGCCGAAACCCACATTGCCTTTGCCCTGATTTCCGCTATTCTTTTTCTGCGTCGCCATGTTGCTATCTGCGCTAGTCTCAGTTCCTCTGCGTGGGCTATCTCCTGCTCGGCAATAATCTCCTGCCGCATCTCATCGAACTTGCTCCAGAGCGCACCCAACTCCGGTGGGGCCTTGTACACCATAGTTTCTCTAACCTCGGCCCATATCGCATCGAGCCTTGAGTTGATCAGTATCCGGCGCAATGCCCGCTTACCCACGCTGTCATCCCCTTTGTATACCGTCTTTGCTTCCAACTGCTCTTTCAACAACAGCTTGGCAATCTCGTCATGGGTATCCATCAACGCGCCTAACTGAGTACCGATGTCGGTGAACACGTCGTTCGGGTCAGCCTTTGCTATCTGTTGAACTCGTTCAACCTCCGCCAGATATTGTTGCTTCTGTACAGGCGTCGGGTCTACTATCTTGTTGTACTGCTCCTTTAAGTCTTTCAGTACGTCGCTTACATCACCCGCTGCGCCCTTGATGTCTTTGTAAAGTTTGCATCCAGCCTTTACTGCGGCAACAGCGGCATTAGCCGCAGCGAGTAGGGTCAGCGGGTCAATTTACTTCCTCCGGCTTTGGCGGTACTTGCTCGTTAAACTGTGCTACCAGCTTCTGCCACAGAGGATGCGCTCCTGACTGCGTTGGCAGGTTGCCGATTACCTGTACGATAAACTGCGCTTCGTTTTGGTCTAATTCAAAAGTCATGCAGCACTCCAAGGTAGTTGAGGAGTAACGATAGAAGGTGTGATTTGGTTTTGAATTTGTTGTTCAACAGCAGCCTCAGTCACGTCTTTATCTACGCTACCGGATGACCATATCCAACTTAGAACCTGATTTTGTGTCAACTGGTCGTAAGGCGTAAAGTCACCCCCCTCAAAGCCTAGTCCACAAGTACTGTATACAGAAGCTGAATACTGTCCGTCTGTGCCTGAACAAGCCCAATGCACGTTACTTACTACGTCTGTATTTCCATCTTGATTAGGGATGCAGTCCATAGCGGTCACAGACCAAGTAAAAGTAGCTGCCATGAGTTTTTCCTTATAAACGATAAACGGTGAAAGTATTAGCCGCAGTTCTACGAATACGGAAGTGCGCTGATGTGCCTGTTGCAATAGTGAGAGCGCCAAGTGTTGTGTTGCCGTTAGCACCAATCGTAATCGTGCCGGATGCGGTGTTGATTACGAAAAAGTCCAAGCAGACGTTGTTACCTGCCCAAGTCAGCGCACCTTCAATGTTAGTACCCGTAGGCAGCGTGATGGTGTAAGTCGTGCCAGTAGTGTTCAGAATGCCAGTAACTAATTCAGCACCTGTGAGTGTTGCTGCTGCCGCTTTAGATGTCGGCGCACCCTGATACGGCATGACAAGGTTGCTGCTGAACTGCGTAAATCCTGATCCGTCGATACGCATACTTTCCGTATTTGATGTTCTTCGAAAAATTATGCTGGTGCTGGCATCAAGATTATCAATATACAGATTGTTATCACTAAACTTAAAAATTTGAGAGCCAGCTGTCGTTGAAAAATTACCAGATGCGTTAAGCCATCCCAATACTCTGCTATTACTTAAAGTAACGGAATTGCCGGGAATAATCGTAGTCGTACCAATCCCCACGTTACCGCTGGAGTCGATACGCATGCGTTCGTTGCCAGCAGTAGCAAAAACAATTGGCGCACTACCGTTTGTACCAACCACGGCGGCGCTTGTATTAACAAATTCTAGTATTCCTAAACTAGCTTTAGTAAGTCCGTAGAATGTGCCAGTTGCAGTAGAGCCATACTGCCTAAGTGCTGTGTTGGTGTATGAAGGCAAAGACAGATAATCTGATGCTGCGGCAATAAGTTCGCCAGAACCAGATGTCGCTGCTGGTCTTGCCATAATATTATTTAGCACATCCAAGTTCGTAATTGCGGAACTTTTACCAATCCCCACGTTCTGCGAGCTATTTACCCGCAACGCTTCAGTACCACCTGTACCAATAGCTACCGTATCCGCAGCAGGGAAGAA